CAATTGATGCAAGGCTGAAAGTTTGTACTGCGCCACCATCGCAATACCATAGATTGATTATCGGCGTTTGCCGTGCAGCCCGCGCCGTAGCCCCAGGATCGAGGATTTGCAGGTAGTATCCGTTGTTTGTAATTGTGGAAGCCACGTTCGCTCCCGCTGTATAGTTTACTGCTGCCGCTTGACTGGAAGAAAGCTCAACGCCAACCTGAATGACTCCATTATTCAGGGCGTTGTTGATTGGCCCGTCCTGCGTTGAGTTTCCGTTGGCTGTCGGCTGTCCAACAAGAGCCGCACAAATCAGGCCATACCCTGTCGGATCGTAGGGGATGTCGTTTACGGTTGTGTAGATATTCAGCAATGCAAGCTGAAGCTGTGCGCTCAACCAAATCTGGTCGATGTACTGATCTGCCCACGGGAAACTACCCGGCATGTTGCCATTCGAGAAGAACGTGAATCCTTGATTGCGCGAGGCAAACGATCCATAGCAACTATACCCGTTCGCCAATAGGTTCTGATACGTCTGAATGTTCGCGCAGGTCGGTGTGACGGCGGCTGCTTGCGCCGCTTTCCCGGCCAGAGTGATGCGTCCATTTGTCTGCGAGAAATCGATGGAGGCGATCATGCCTTGCACGAAGGCCGCGACATTCAGCACGAGCGGAGCGAGTGAGCCGACCGCAGGATCGCCGCCGATGCACATCACTCCATTCACGTTGTTGGTCTTTGCCCAAACTCCGAAAGTCCCGGCCCCGCCGCTCACGCTTGCATTGGAATCGCTGTCCCATGCGACATAGAGAACCTGATCGTCGTTTTCGCTAAACCAAGTGGCGAATGCCTTCTTGTCTGAAAGGATCGGCTCGAAAAGAGTAACCATCGTGGCCCAGTTCTGCGACAGACCCCATATGCGATCCATTGCAACCGAAGGCGTATCTTCCGCCGCCCCCTGCGAAAGAACCGCTCCCGCAGCCTGTGTAACCAGAAGGTTCGTGGCAATCGTTCCACTCCCAAATGTGATCGTTGAGTTGATGCCCGTGGTGTTGCTGGTAAAGACGAACTGACTTGTAACAGAACTCCAACTAACAGCGAAATTCGGATCAGTAAATGCGTCCTGAATCGCCGTCGCCATAAGGCTCTGAGTTGAAATCCCCGTTAGGCTAATAGAGGACGACGTGATCGCCGTTCCATCCACCGTCAGAGTCAGCACGCCGGTAATGGCCTGCATCTCGGCAATGCTGTAGTCCGCAAAACTGCCCGATGTCAACGTGGCGGCGCGGGCCGCTGTGCCGTTGTACGAGGCAAACAATATCGCGGATGGAAGCTGCGTCCCGTTGACAAATCCAGCGAAGTAGATGGAGGCATAGGCAAACTCCGCCGAAGATGGCCCAAAGAATGCCGACACTGCCTCTGCGCTGGCAAAGCTCTGCACCGTTCCAGTAGGCATCAGAACATTCTCCGTGAGAACAAGGCCGTTCATCACGAGGCCCGCGCCGCCAGGACTCAGTACGCCGGGGATTACGTTTGCGATTTGCGATGCAGGGATTGTCATTTCTTTCTCCTTATGCGTCTACGTCTTCTAGGACGTTCATCTCCAATATATTCGCCGATTGTAGCGGCACAACCACCACGGGATTGTACTGCATATTCATAGTCAACACCCAACGTCTTTCATACTGCTCTTCTCCGGTAATCAGCGGAGATTCATGGCCATCATCGCAGTAAAGCGGTGCAATGCCCGCTGGAAACCGGGATGCTGCCCATGATGTTCTCCAAACCGTTTTGACCGCCGCACACCAATCGCCTGAATCCTTCCCGTAAAAGTCAGCTTGAATCATCAGGCGTTTCGGCCCGATGATGTTCCGCTGAAGGTTCGTCTTATCGTACCACTGTCGCGGAACTTCGAGATCACAACTTCCAAGTTCGGTAAGTTCCACGAAACTCCCCACCGGAAGCGAAACTCGGTTGACCTGAGCGCGAATGATCTGCGCGGGACTGACAAACGGAGAAAGGAACGCTCCAAGTGTATCGAACACAGAGTCGAGGGCAATAGAGGGAACGTACTGGATCAGCGCTGGCATCAGTTCCCGTCCTGTAGTTGAATTGCTGCCCGCGTCCACAGGGGCCATTGCTCAAGCACTGCGACAGTGAGCCACGTCTGCCCGTTGATCGTCACCAAGTCTCCACCTTGCGAGGTGACGCGCACAACAGCGTCCAATGCCCCACGAAGAATGATCGACTGCGTAGCACCCTGAATGTTCAGCCCGTCGAGATGACGAAGATCAGCCTCTGTGAGTGCCTGCACTTGTGCAAAGCCAGTCACAGGCGAAGCATAGGAAGGAACTTGCTTCAAGCCCAATCCGATGGTGTATCCAATAGACGCTTGAACAGACACAGCGATGTTGGGGTTCACGGTGTCCGATACGCTATTGGAAATCCCCCGCAAATCCATCGCTATTTCGCCTCCACCCGATACGAAGTAGAGTTCAGCATCTGCCCACTCCAAATAAGAGGCTTGGCCTGCGTTCCAGACGCAATAGGATCGCCAGCGGCAACATCGCGCTGTGCCTGCACAACATCACGCGCTCGAATGTTCTGTGGCTGATTGCCAAACTTGAGACGCAAACGAAGGGTCGTTGGGGAGAGCGGTGGAGAAGTAAAGTCTATGATGCTTTGCTTGAGAGCACCGTCAATCTCTGCTCCCATATAGGCCAGTGTGCTATGACCATCCATCTTGCTACGCTGCAACTCCCCGGCCATCATTGCAGGCCACTTGCCTGATTCGTTGCTCACCATTGTGCGGAAAAAGGGGCGCGGCGGAGATGGAAACCTGCCTTTGTGCCCAAACTCATCCCAGAAAGCAATTGGAGCCTGATCGTTGTCGATGAATCCTACTTGAACTGACCCGCTAGCCCGCTTCGCCAACTCCAGGAGTTTGGCTGTCACCGCATCGGACATCTTTATGCTTCGGGTAGCCATACAAGCAAATCCTCATCGAAAATTCCATCGCAACAAATCCTCACCGCTGAAACCGTTGGCAAATCAAGCTCACCATTCTCAATCCGTTCAACATCCCTCTTTAATTCAGAGGCATACACTTCAAGCGTTACCTCGATCCCTGGAACCATATCCCTGCCTGCCCCAACGTCGTCCCAGTGAACCCTTCAACCTTCGTGGGCTGCGGGAAGTACCGCGCACCCCTGTAACTCGTCGTCGCCTGCCAGAACGCAATCCCATACTGCGATTGCGCGAACCAAGGGCCACTACCCGGCGTCGTAGCCGGATAGTCGAAGGAAGCCCCCACCGCGCCCTCGTTGGCGGCACTGACGCGGCCTACGGGCCTCGGCTGGCCATCCGCCGTCAGTACCCCCCCTAGGAATGCGATGTGGGCAGTAAGCATGTTCAGCAACACGCCGCGCAGAGTCACATCCTGCACTACGCTACAGTTGGTGTTGTTGAGGTATAGACCCGCTTCCGCGAACATGGAGGCGAAGAGTGTAGGATTGGCGTTATACGCGGCAGTGAACTCCGGGTAACGCGCAATGAACACTGCCGGGTTGAATATGGCCACGCCCATTAGACTGTCGCCTGCTCCACTCTCGCGCCGTCAATCACCGTATTCTTGCTCATCGGCTCAAACCCAGTCTTCGGCGTGTCCTTGCCCTTCGCGTTAGCTTCTTGATCTGAACGCGCCTCAAATACCGCCCGCGTCTTCAGCGGAGGGAACCCAACATAGGCCGCTTTCCACTCAGCCCAGAACTCAGCATCTACCGGAGTTGTAGTGAACGGTTGCGGAGGAATGAATAATCCGCTATCGGTCTTGGTTGTGTATGTTCCTGCCAGCTTGACGGTGATGTTTCTGTTCTTTGGGTGATGCAACACAAGGCCGTTCGGTAGACGGCATCCGATGAGGACAGTTTCCTTTGCCATGATTCCCTTTCTAGGAGCGGCTCTAGGCCGCGCTGAGGCCGCATCTCTGCGGCTCCTGTTGGACTACTAGCGATGGGATTGCGCCCATTGCCGATGACAAACAAGGCATCCTTTGCCGTTGGGACGAATGTTTTCTGGCATACGAGGATGTCCATTTTTGCAATGCGTCAGTGATTCACGAATTCCGCGATGCGCAGATTCGCGCATCTTCGCTCTGGTCTCTTCTGAGGCTTTTCTCCCCAAATGCGACTGCCGCATCTTCTCAATCGATTCGGCGCTGTGCGGAGTCCGGTGAACAGGAATGTGAAGGGTTGGTAGAGCCTTCATCATCTCGCTGTGCGCAGCCTTTTTCTCTGGAGTCCAAGCAAGACGATTCGATTCCCGACTCCGCGCTTTGCTTTCCTCGCAATGACTGCGGCCAGCCATAGTGCATCCTTTTGGCAATCCCCGCTGTTTTCCAATCTCAACATGCCTTGCTCGTGTTTGTGGAGAGGCAATAGCCCCGCTCGGCCCTTCGCCGCCATCTGTTAGATTGCGCAAACATCCCGTTCCTTTGTCAATCCGACCATGCTTTGCAATCAAAGACGTTTCGAGGGCGAACGCTTCAGACTCAGAGATGTCACGCGCAACAAACACAATCATCGTTCGGTCAACTGGCGGCCTCACGCGATGCGATTTGCTGTATGCTCTCATTCCCTTGCCCTTCCCAACATAATATGGGGTTCCTGCCGCTCCATGTTTTGAGTTTTTGCTTCGTAGGTACATGTAAACATAGAAGTTGTCCATGTACCCATTTTAGCACTAAACGCCCAAAAGAGAGGCCAATAAGAACGGACGGAAGATGATTGTCCCCCACGTACCTTGGCTCGTCTTCTGCTTGAAGCTGGACGATGCAACGATGATCGGATGAGCACGCAGCTTCTCGGTAAAGGCGGTGGTTGCCGTCCTCTGCCCCTGCATCTCATCCGCGATCAACTGCACCAGGTTCCCAGACGTGGTTGCGTATTCCGGTGCAGTCTCGATCTTCATCTTCGGGAAGTTCTTCTTGAGCATATCCTGCACGTTGACGTTGTAGGTGTTCGTCAGCGTGAGATACACCTGCGAGTCAGGAGACATTGCCAGTGTCATCGGCGAGGCCATGTCCAGTTCAACAAGGCCGTTTGCTTGGGAAACAAGCTGGCCATACAACGCCTTGATGTCGTTGTAGACGTAGATTGCACCGTTCGGATCAGTCGCCTTCTGCTCCCATGTCACCAGACTTCCTTCGGCGATAGGGGCAATTGGGGACGAAAGCGAAGGATCGTTGAGCAGGCCGTAGTTCGCCAACCCTTCGATCCCGAAGAAGTAGCTCTTGTTCTGGAACTTGTTGAGCGTCAAAACAGAGGCGATGCGCTGGCGGTTCGCCCAGTCGATACGAGCGAGTCCCATCTTATCGAGTTCGCGCTCTCCCCACTGCGTA